CACGTTTTACCTGTCACCAGGGTTTTTCGCCTCCTTCTTTTCTTGAGCGAAATGGAAGATTTTACTCAAGATCCAACAACACACTACGTCTTAGCTAAGGGGTCTCATTTGATTGACGCACTCCACCTTCGTCCAGCCAAGGACAGGTCAACCACTAGCGAAGATGTGCTTCCGCCCGGCTTCCAATCTCCGGATCTGGCGGAGATAGCCAAGTATGGTGGGTACTCAACCTACTCGTCTAACTCGAACACCGATCCTTGGGTCAGAGAGACGTTAAAGTTATATTCACGTGAAATGTACGAGGAAATCTGGGGTTTCACTCGTCGCCCGCAAGGAACTCCTGGGATGTACAAATCCTTAGAGAAGTTCGCCGGTGACAAGTGTCCTTTCTCGAAGTTGTCTGGTTCTCAGGCATCGTCGATGCGGCGTGCAATCGCCAAAGCGAAGCGTGCTTTCAAACTACCCTACAAGCGTGAACCGCTTGATTGGCATGAGGTTGGACAATTCTTGCGACGTGATACGTCTGCGGGTTCAACTTTTATGGGTCAGAAGAAAGGAGACGTGATGGAAGAAATCTATCACGAAGCTCGCTGGTTAGGACATCGTATGAAACAAGATGGAGAAGGTACTTTCAATCCATCCAAGATGAGGTTCCCTCCTTGTCTTGCAGGTCAGCGTGGCGGTATGTCAGAACGTGACGATCCGAAAACGCGGCTGGTATGGATTTACCCCGCAGAGATGTTGGTTGTAGAGGGTTTCTACGCCCCTCTAATGTATCGGGACTTTATGAACGATCCAAACTCACCAATGTTGAACGGGAAGAGTGCTCCCCGGTTGTATACCGAATGGTGCACTAACATAAGGGAAGGTGAAACATTGTACGGAATGGACTTTTCTGCCTTTGATACTAAGGTACCAGCGTGGTTGATCTACACTGCATTCAATATACTTAAACAGAATATTGATTTCTCGACTTTTGGTGGAAAACCAGTTTCTAAAGTTGAGGCGCAGAAGTGGAAGAACGTCTGGGATGGAATGGTTTGGTACTTTGTGAATACACCCATCCTGATGCCTGACGGCAGGATGTTTCGTAAGTTCAGGGGTGTACCTTCCGGATCTTGGTGGACGCAAATGATCGATTCAGTTGTGAATTACATCTTGATCGAGTATCTCGCGGGCTGCCAGGCAGTAGAGATCCGAAACCTGAGGGTACTGGGCGATGATAGTGCAACTCGAGCTAACGACCAGTTTGATCTGGAGAGAGCCAAGCTCGATTGTGAACCGACGGGAATGGTGTTAAAACCAGAAAAGTGTGACCGAACGAAAGATCCTACGCAGTTCAAACTGTTAGGGACGACTTATCGTGATGGACATGCTCACCGACCTACTGAGGAGTGGTTCAAGCTAGCATTGTATCCAGAGTCCAGTGTGCTATCATTGGACATGTCATTTACTAGGCTCATTGGCCTGTGGTTAGGTGGCGCCATGTGGGATAAGATGTTCTGTGGTTTCATGGACTTCTTCCAAACAAGTTATCCGTGTCCTGAGGAAGGGTGGTTTTCCAAGGATCAAAAGCGGTGGCTTGAGGTCATCTATTCAGGCAAAGCGCCAAGAGGCTGGACTACCAAGAGGAGTCTCTTTTGGCGATCAATCTTCTACGCTTACGGCTAGGAGTGCTTCCTCTGCAGTGAATGCAGAAACTTTGGTGTAAACCGG